GCGCAAGAAGTTGGCCGCACATTCGCCGCAGCAGAGAACACCGCGTTCACTACTGGCGATGGCACGAACAAGCCGAAAGGGCTGATGGCAGCTACTACAGCGGCCACAACCGACAAGGCCGGTTCGCGTGCGTTCGGTACTATTCAGGAAACCGCAACGGGCACAGCAAGTGTTATCGCAGGCGATGACTTGATTAACATCGTGCATTCACTCTACCCAGAGTACAGAGCTAACGCACGCTGGACGTGTACCGGGTTAACGGTTGCTGCACTTCGCAAGCTGAAAGACGCAGATGGTAATTACCTATGGCGTCCAGGCATGGTTGAGGGCCAGCCATCCACGCTGTTCGGTTACGGTTTGCTGGAGAACGAGGATATGGCAGAGATTGCCGATTCAGCTACGCCGCTAGCGTTTGGTGACTTTGCGCGGGCTTACACGGTCGTTGACCGTGCCGGTGTTCGGGTGCTTCGCGATCCGTTTACCAATAAGCCGTACACGCATTTCTACAGCACTAAGCGTGTGGGTTCGCTTCTGGCGGATTCGCTTGCCGTTAAGTTCTTAGGTATCACAGCAGCATAACAACGGAGCGGCGCGGGGTAACTCGCGCCGTCTTTACTATGATTGTTAAATTGTGCAAACCATACGTTCGAGTGGTTGAGGTGCTTGGCGTTGGCGAGCATGAGATGGACGACCACCATGCGGAGCGTGCCAAGCGTTTCGGTTGCGTTACTGCCAGACGAAAGAAAGTAGCGAAGCGATTAAAAACAGGTGCGCCGGTGAAGATAGATGAATAGCAAACTATTTATAAGCCGTCTTGCAACAGGGTTGATACCGCTGGCAGACGCTAAAGATCATATACTGGTCGAGCACACCGACGATGATACGAAAATTCAGATGTTTATCGACGCCGCCATATCTCACACTGAGAACGTGATACGAAAAACGTTACCACTGACAGAATTCGTTATTACCGTTGATGAGCTCGGCGATGAGATATCGGTTGTCTGTCCACCGCCACGCGGCATTGGTGTGGTTACTTATTTCGACGGCACTGCTAGGCAAGTGTTAGCAACGTCGGAGTATGAGATTGATACAGACTGGAACACATTAAAAATCAGGCCGACCACGACGTTTCCAGAGGGCGAGGCGATCCGGTTTAACCTAATTGCAGGGTATGGAACATACGCGGGCTACGCCGGATACGATCAAGTGTACCCAGTTGCATTAGAGGGCGGCACGATACCCGATGTGGCTCTGCCTAACGAGCTTGTACAAGGAATACACATGCTGATAGGTGCTTTGTATGAGAGCCGAGAGGCGCAATCAGTGGGCGCTCTTAATCGAGTGCCGTATGGTTACGAGGCGCTAGTGATGAAGCACAGGGCGTACAAGATATGATACGTGCAGGCTCATTGAAACAACGAATTGTTATTGAACAGGATGTCGGCGCAAGCGTTGACGCGATAGGGGGCCGGACTAAGCAATGGTCGGAGGTGCTAACGGTTCGAGCAAGAGCTGCATTTAAGGGGGGCAAGGAATTTGAGCGGGCCAAGCAGACCACAGCAGATATCGATAGTTTATTCGTTATTCGGTATAACTCTGCCTTGGATACAAAGGCACTACACGCGATGCGATTGCGCTCGCTGGACGATGGATCGATATACCGCATCGATTACGCAGACGACCCATATCATACGAAACGCGAAATACACATACACGCAAGCGAGGCACAAAGCGCGTGAAAATAGAACAGGCTGCAAGAGCATTACGCGAAGGCAAAGTGGTTAATAGCGCTAACGCACGATCCACTATTAAAGCATTTGAGCGCGAGGGCACATGGTTCGCAACCATTACCCCGATCGAGGACACAGGCGTTATGGAGCTGCGGTTATCGAGAATGGAGGCCACATGGCGGCTGCATGATTTCGCTTATGGTCCCTACAAGGTATTAGGCTCCGATGAGGCTTGATGTCGAAGTCGTGGGCGTTGACGAGATGCTTGATACGCTTGATGAATTGGGCGACCAGGCTACTAACATTCGGGTGCTGCGCGGCGCGTTACGCTTTGCGGCAAAACCTGCTATTGAAAGAGCCAAACAGCTTGTGCCGTATCAGTCGGAGGATGACGACAATTACCATCTGCGCGACAGTATCGGCGTTCGTGCAGAGACGAAGAAAAACCGCAAAGGCAATGCGACGATAATGCGTTTCGGTGCGCACCGGCAAAGCATACCGGCGGGCGATCCGTCCGGTTATCGAATCGCGGGCGGTTTGAGTAAGAGCGCAAGAGCGCCAAACTATGCCGGCGTCGTTAACAAGGAAACGCCATTTCTTGAACCTGCTATCGAGCAGACGCTACCGCAGATGCTGGATCGGTTTGCCGAGAAGCTAAACAAGCAAATACAGAAATTGAGGGCGCTATGATTGAAGAAGCATTAGTGGCTGCACTCAGGGCCGCAATACCGACAGCGACAGTGTACCCAGGCATTGTGCCGGAGGGTGCGCCGATGCCGTGGGTCGTGTACCGACAAACAGATACATCAACGTCAGAGAGTTTCTACCAGTTTACCAACCGTCCGACTTTCGAGTTGGATGCAGCGTTTGACAAGGGGCTTGAGTCCGATAACTACCGCGCATCGAAAGTGATGGCGAACGATATTCGGGCCGCGTTGGCCGATGGGTTTGATTTAACCGGCGTGTGCGTTTATAACGTCACTGTCGGCGGAGTACAGGACATGATAGACGACGTTGACGGCGTGTTCTGGACGCGAAGCACGTATACGCTTCACTATGATTCACCATTAGTATTGTAATTATCAGAGGATAGAGAAATGTCATTAACATCATGCGGCCATGAATCAACTCGTGGCACCACACTACTCAGAAGCACCGGAACGATATCGGGTCCGTGGGTTGAGATCGGCGCGGTTCAAGTTATGCCGGAATTGGGCACGACTCATACAATTGCGGCGTGTACCGATCCGTATGGCGCGGGGGCTGCGGGTTACGTCACTAATTACAAGACTGGCGAGATTGACACGGGCGAATCATCCTTTACGGTTAACTGGATATCGGGTGACACAACGCACGACGCATTGCAAGCCGATGTACTGGCAACGACTGAGAATTTCTTTCGGTTGTTGTTATCTGATGTCGCCGCAACAACAAAGGATTTCCCCGCGTTGGTAACGGGTGTTACAGAGCCGGTGCCAGGTGACGGCGAATCGCACCAGTTGGTGGTTACGATGAAAGTTAACGGCGCGATAACACGCGGATGACTCTTAGCCTGCAAGACTTGTACGACGGCCCTAAACTTCCAGCGAAAGAGGTCTATATTGACGCGCTGGAAGATACCATTATCATTAAGCCGGTGCCAATGGAGCGGTATCGCGAGTATGGGGATGCGGCACAGGCAGGGGATGCGGGGGCACAGCAAACTATTATCAAAATGGTGATGGCGGAATCGTTAAAGCATGAAACGGGGTTGACGATTGTTGAGGCTGACGAGGTTATCGAGAATGTATCCAGTAAAATGCACAATCTTGCTTTTAACCAGATCGGAGAAGCTGTTCTCGCAACGATGTTCGGTGAAACGGCGAGCAAAGACGCGGGAAACGGCTAACGGATCCATCATTACTGTTTGAGCACCGGCTCTGCTTACATCTCGGGGGCATGACGCGGGACGAGATGCGGCGCAGAATGTCAGGGGCAGAGTTTAATGATTGGATTCGTTACTACAACGCAGAGCCGTTCGGGTTTACTAGGCAGGAGACTCGGCACAGCGACGTGATGATGTCGATGTGGGCGTTGCATGGCGGCAAAGAAGCACTGGCAGAGAATAGAAGCGCTGCGCGTTGGCAGTACAACGCAGGCGATGGAAGAGAAGTTGACCCAGAGGCAGAGGCACAGATGATGATAGCGAAATTAGGGGGTTTATAAGATGGCTATCAAGCTGGCGTCATTATTCATTGAGTTAGGCGTTAATGCCGACCAGCTCACCGCCGAATTAACCAGAACGTCTAACGAGACGCGCAACTGGTCGAAAAGCATCGAGAAAGCGGCGAAAGTTGCTAAAACATCGTTACTGTTAGTGGGTGCGGCAGGTGTTACAGCGGCGGCAGGCATTGCCGCGATTTACGTGAGTAATGCTAGAACGCTGGATGCGTTAGGCAAGACAGCATCTAAGCTCGGGGATACGACCGAGGCGTTAAAAGAGTTCGGCATCGCGGCGCAGTTGGGCGGCGTCAGTGTGGATTCTGCCGAAGTCGCATTGCAACGCATGACAAGACGACTAGCAGAAGCGGCACAGGGTACGGGAGAGGCCAAAAACGCGATCAAAGAGCTAGGACTAGACGCGGCAGACTTGGCAGCTCAGAGGCCGTCTGAGGCGTTTGAAGAAATAGCGATAGCGTTGGCGGATATTCCGTTGCAGGCCGACAAAGTGCGGCTTGCGATGAAGTTCTTCGATACCGAGGGTGTTGCACTGGTTAACGTCACGGTTAACGAGCTGATTAAAGCGTCGGAGGCTGTTGAGGCTTTTGGTGGTGCGTTAACGTCTATCGAGGTGCGGCAGATTGAAGCGGCTAACGATTCGATGCTGTTATTGGGTTTGAGTTTTGATCTGATTACAGACCGATTGACCGCAAAGATAGCTCCGGCGGTTGATGCTTTTGCTACGTCTTTGTTCGAGTCTGCCAAGCAGGGCCAGCAGCTTGATAGTGTTATGGATACGTTCGTGGGTACTGTGGTAGGTGGTATAGCTGACGTGGCTGATGCTGCCGGTAGCATATTGAGGTTTATAGACGGCAGGTCCGAATTGGCGGCCGGTGGTCTAGTTGGGTATTTACTAGGCGGTAAGTTAGGGTTTCTTGCGGGTACAGCAGCGACGGCTAGTTTCGATGTATTGAGCGCTAATTTCGATGCCATTAAAGCCAAATTTAATTTAACACTGAGCGACGCGGAGCGTGCCGAGATTGATTTGCGGCGTATTGTCGCGAAAATGGAATTATTGAGTGTCCCAGGGCTAGGGGCTATCTCTTCACTCGGCGACGTGGATGATCAGCTTGCTGGTCTTGAGAAGCAGCGACGAGAGATTGCCACGGTTTTGTCAGACTTGGGAGAGTTTGACCGCATAACAGCTATTCAATTTGGGGGTGCAGAGACGGCTATAACCGGCGCAGGTGACGCACTGGAAGCGCTGGCGGCGGCATTGAGAGCGACTGACGGAGTAGGACCGTTAGGTGAGTTGGTTCCACCAGGCACAGCAGCGGCCAATGATGATACCGCAGGTGCTGCACCGCCGATCATATTTGATACCGCATCGATCTATCAGACTCAAATCGATGAGTTAACCGCGCAGAACGAGAAAAAGCTAGCCATACACGACGCCTATTTCTCGCAACAGATAGCGCAAGAGGCACAATTTCAGAATACCTGGTCGCTCTTTCAGCGATCCGGCGCGAAGGATCGGTTCTCGATACTCACGAACGAGACATCCGGCGCGTTAGGGATATTGGGGCAGCACAGCCGCAAGATGTTCGAGTTGAATAAGGCGGTCGGACTGGCTAATGCAACAGTGTATATCGCCGAGGGTATGACAGCTGCATGGAAGCTCGGCTGGCCGCTAGGGGCTGTGGCGGCGGCAACGGTTGCGCTTAATGGGGCGGCGCAGATAGCGTCTATCAATGCAGCGAAATTCGGGCAGGCGAAAATAGCCACGCCGGTTAGTAATGTGGACTCAAGTGTTGGGTTAGGTAACGTCGCACAATCAACAACCACGAATAGCACGAATACAGAAACTAGCAGTAGTATCGTCGTGCAGATATACCCACCAATCGGCGCAAGTCAGGAGCAGATCGACGAGGCTATTAATTTAGCGGTAGCGCGGAACGTGGAGAGCGGGCAGATGATACCCGATACCGAAATCATCTTTAATAATAGGGCCATCGCGTGATTATCGAGTTCCTGAATAAATCATCGGTGGTCGATGTTGCCCGCGTTGATACGCTGATAACGTTGACATTAAAGCCGTATTCGTTTCCACCGCCAACCTATGTGTCAGACACTAAAACTACGCACTCGATGGGGCGTGATAATTACGTGCGCGTTTTCCAGAATCGATACAGAAAGTGCAGCGTCGAATCCAGGCAGATACCAAGCTCGCAAGTGCCGTATATTCGCGAATTTGTCGAGTCGGTGGATTTGGGCGGACTGTTCGAGGTAGATCCAGAGAGCTACCAGGGCCACGATGCTTTGTACGCTTATTGTTTGCTCACATCGCAGAATCACACGACACCACACGGCGGGCATTTGCTGCACTCTTTTTCGTTCGATTTTGAGATTAAACTATAGTGTCCGCTGCCCCGATAATTGATGACGAGGAGGACGGCTACGATTTAACGTACACGTCGGTACATATTGACGACTTTGGCGCCGAAACGGGCGGTCCTGGCGGTCAATGGGCCTATGTTGACATGAGCAACCCCGACCAACGGGCGGGCAACGAAGGGCAGGACAGCGCCGGCAATATAACGGGCGCGAGTACAAGCGTTGATGGCAAACGGTGGGCAGCGTGGTATGACTACGCAACGCCTGATGATATCTGTTATCAGACGGGTGGCACGCTGCACATCGGCGGAAAAGTGGTCACAGAGGCCGACCCCACGCGAACCAACTACACGCAAAACGGCGTTACGTACAACTGGGCGAACGAGAAGTGGTACACGGTGTTTTTATCCCAATGGGATCGCGTCTGGAGCACCGAGACAAATTCATACGTCGATAACCCCGCTTTCCCAAACATCGTATTCGGGCCTGGGCATTTCTTCGAGATGCAGGCGGATTTTAGCGGGATGCAAACAACCGGCTTCCGTTTTTCCTGGTCGCTCTGGCCTGCTCGTGAAAATCGCGAACTGGCTTACAATTCAACTTCCAGCGATGGCGTCGAGGTGGACATATTCGAGTATGAAAACTGGATTGGCGCTGATGGCTTTAATGCAGCGCAAACAATATTCCAGTCGGTTGTTGGCGGTGGCGCAGGTGATACGCCAGGGCGCGGTGTGTCGGTCACGGGGTTAGACTCTGGGGTCCACACAATCGGTTTATTGTGGATGAAGACAAAACTTGTGTGGTACATCGACGGAGTGGAGACACAACGCGACGTGCTACGAGTGCCACAAGTCGATCAATTTATGGTTATGTCGCGTGAGATCAATTCGGCGGCAATCGAGACGGCAACAAGAGCCAGTGATATACAAAGCGCTCCACCAAAGATACCCATTGACCCAGGGTTATATTCACGCAGCGCCTATCCTGACAAAGCGCTGGTAGACAC